GAGGAGAAAGAAGCACTTTTTTGCAGTTGCCTTGTTTAGCAATGCTCTTGGCAAACTCAAGTCCAAAGGATAAATCATCAGGGTTGCTTGAATCTAACCATGCTGCCCAAATGTGCATCTCTACACCGTTAGGCTGTAATACAATAAAACCTTTCTTTTCTGGCAATATCCACAACATTGACCTTTGTTCGTAGCAGTCGCAATAGATGTCCTCTGCTAACCATTCTGAATGACCTTTAGCACGAACCTTCTCAAGACCCATGCGAACCCACCACCAGCAATGTCTTAGTTCGTTAGGCTGTACATATGAAAACTCCATTATGCAACCACCACATATTGGTAAGTTAAATCAGTAATGCTTGATGATGGATGCGTAATCACGGCAGAGCCTTTAGTCCTAGAGCTAACGTATGGTGAATTAAATATATTGCTTGTAAATCCATTAGTAGAAACGTATTGCATTGTTGTAATAATACTAGGTGTAGCTGGTCGTGTTGGACTAGTCTGTGTGCCTTTAGCATCTATAATTACTGCGGTATTAGTTGTTGACCACATAATCTCAACATAATCATTTTTAGCCAAGTCTACAAAGTAATTTAAAGCAGCAACAATATGATACGGTTCAGAAGCATTTTTTCTTGGTGCTAAACCAAACACGCTGTTAGATTTAGGAATGTTTGTACCGTTTTTACGAAACCAAATGCTAACATCTTCTGTAGAGTTAGCAATGTTACTAAGTTGAATGCTAAATTGTAAATTATATAGACCAGAGTAATCAGCAGTCAAACGTGATGTGCTAACTAATCGTACTCCATTTTCGTAGTCAATAGTATCAAAAGTAACTGGATAGGCAGTAGTTGTGTTGGCTGCTACTTGGTCTACGCTGTCTTGCCATGCGCCATAAGGCAATGGCATAGATGATGCAGATGCACTAGTAGGAGCAAATAATATAACTGAATCAAAACCAATACGCTCATCATACAATGTCGTAGTAGTAGTGCCAGTTGCTAATGTTATTGTACCAGTATTGTTAGACTTGCCTTCAACCAAATTGTTTACTACCTCGGATATTTCACGAGGTGTAGAACCTGATGGGTTGAGCTTACGATACATTATCTAGTCCCTTGTGGCGATACATCAATATCAATACCAATGGCATTAGACCAATTGCTACCAGTAGGAATTACTGATAAGCGATGGTATTTACCACTACTGCGTAATGATACACGATTTTCACTACTTGCTGCTGTATATGAACCTAACTGTGGTACTGCGCTCAAAAGCATCCTAGAAGCTATTGCTACGCTCCCAGAGCCATTATCTACTACTGGTCGTGCCAATGTAACCACGGATGTTACTTCGCTTCCTATGTCACCAGTTGTCAATGTAGCTGTAGAGTTAGCACCAGTAAAGGTTACTATTTTGGTAGCCCTAGTACCTGCAAATAAGAATTTACCGCCTGTCCATAATGCGTCATCTAAAGAAGTGGTCAATGTGTCCATGTTGCCGAATAAATCTAAACCTTCTAATGTTATGCCGGCAGAAGCAGAACTAGCTACAACATCAACGTCAGTCGTGCAAGATGACCACTTCTGTACTTGCCAGTTATAGATAAGCAATATGTTTTGTGCAAAGTTATCAATGAACTTCCAAACTACTATCTTGCGAATTGGGTCAATGGTTGCTGACATTAAATTAAGTTTTGATTGGTTTACATTGGCATAGAACCATGCATCTACCTTTTGTGTACCAATGGCAGTTACTGTAGAGCCATCACATGAATAGAATCCATCAGCACCTAAGAAGTAAGTCATAGCACCGTACTGCACAACAGAGTTACCTTCTACGCAACCAACACCACGGCTGATTGTATCAAACTGAAAGAACAAAGGTGAGCCAATGTAAGACATACGAACAATAGCACGGTCTAGTAGTATTAATCCAACCTCACCACCGGTCAAACCAGTAATGTTTCCACCATCAGCCACTATCTGAAAATCAGATTGGCTTGCACCACCAGATGTCCAGTTTTCCTCATCGTTAATGTTAGACCATTGAACCTTGTTTGAATTTGTACCAGCATCTAAATTTGCGGCTACAACAAAATCACGTACTACGGTAACATATTTAGCTACTGGTGCGCTTGCATTTAAATCAGCAAATAGTGAACTTACACCTAGCGTATAACTTTGTAATTTATTTGAATTATTTGCTGCAATAATAGTATTGCCAAACTGAGTAAAATTCCATTTAACTACACTAGAATAGTTACCAGACTTAGATACATTATTCATGGCTAAAGTAGCACCATCTAAATTAAATAGTTTAGTTGCACCACCGGCAAATATGCTTGTTGTCGCACTAAATTTACCAGCAAATACATTGTTAAGATTTTCGCTTGCAGCAGCAGAATAATCTACGGCTAATGGAAATGGGTTATAACCTAGCGCAGTTGGTACTACATTTTGTGCAACAGACAAGTTCTCAGCAACACCTGCTAAATCTGGAGTCCATTCTGTAAATGCTATACGTTGGGTAGCCATAGTGTTCCTTTATAAAGTAGGCTAATAGCCAAGGTAAATTATATACCCTAATAAACCGCCTAGTGTGGTGGCTACTGCATCCCATACATCTGGAGTATGTTTGTCTTGGTGAAAGTAATCGTAAATCTCTTTGCCAATAGCAAATACAACAGCAAGTAGCAAACCGCAACCAAATAACTGACCAATAGCGAATAGAATAACCCCACCTAGACAATGACAGATTTTGTCTGATGGGATATTATTTAGAAAGGCTAAGATTTTTTCTATCATTATTTATTTTCTAAAGCAGCCACTTTAGCCTTTAATTCATTAATCATTGCTTGTTGTTCTTTAATAGAATTAAGCATTAACCAAGTAATTTCTGTTGCATCAAACTTTTTAATATCTGTATCAACTTCATCATCTGCGTTTAATTTGGCTTGGTAATTGTTAACGGTATCAGGCAATACTGTCATAATTTCATCGGCAATAACACCAAGACCTTTCATGCCCTTGGTAGTACCGCCATTACCGTTATATGTCCACTCTTTAACATTAACTTGCATTAGCTCTGCAAGACCTTTTGAGTAGTCTGTTACATTGTCTTTAAGGCGGATGTCTGATGGGTTAGACCATGTTGTACCTGTAGCTTTTTGTGCTGTTGAGCCAGCAAGTATTAATGAACCAGCAGAATCAATACGCATTTTTTCAGCATTGGATGTAGAGAAAACAATTGAATTTATTTGTGCATCACCTCTAGCACTTCCACCAAGTAAAATATCGCCACCACCATCAAGATTTGCTGCTTGCGCTCTAAGATTTATTGCGCCACCAACACCAAAAGTACCAGCAATAGCACCATTAATAGTGTCAAAACTAAACCCAGTTGCACCAGAAGCACCAATTTGAAATTTATAAGCAGGACTAGTAGTACCAATCCCAACATTACCACTAGCATCTTTAACCAACCCACCATTACCAACATTTAATGTATCAGTAGATGCATCGCCCAAAATTGTATTGCCAGTAACAGATAAGTTACCACCTACGGTAAAATTGTCTGCATCAGTACCAGTTTGCTGGTCTTTAACTTGAGCCATCAACTCACGGATAGCATTATTAATACCAGATGGCGCACAACCTTCGGCAATATCTATGCCACCAATGTCGGTATTGTTTGCTGCCGTTGCACTCCACTCACTTATCTTATTCTTTGCCATAATCTATCCTTTTAAAAGCCAAGTATTACTGTTTGCCGGTGTATCTATCCATGTATTTGATGTTACCGATGTGTCTGTCCAAGTATTGCTTGTTACTGGTGTATCTGTCCATGTGTTTGCCGTAACATTTGTGTCTGTCCATGTATTGTCACCAACAGGAACATCTATCCAGTTATCACCTAACTTTGTACCATTTGCAATGACAGTAGAAATACCTGTAATGCTACCTATTCCATTCCATATTGCTCTACCGTTAGCAGTTACTAAAGCAAAACAATTAATCTGTGCATCTGCGCTATATTGAACACCACCAAGGGCTGTAACTGTAGCAAGCCCGACTACCGAGCCTGATGCAGTTCTAGTTCTTATTGCATTACCTGTAACTGTTGCAGTACCATTTATGCTACCAGCAGCAGTTCTGATTCTAAATGCACTAGATTGTACTGTGGCATTACCTGTTATTACAGCATTTGCTCCATAAGTAACGCTAGAACCGCTAGAAACGCTTGCTAACGCATTAATACTTCCAGTTGATGTTCTAACCCTAATGGCATTAGAACTAACTGTTGCAAACCCATTAATTTGAGCTGCATTTAGTCTTGTTCTATTTGCACTAGCAGTAACTGTTGCATTAGCTACTATTATAGCATTTGCGCTACTAATTTGATTAGCATTAGCAGTAACTAACGCATTGCCATCAATACTAGCAGTTGCTAATAATAATTGACCGGCTAATGAGCTAAATGGTACTTGCGAAAATGCTGCTATGCCAAACATAAATTATCCTAGTAAAACTACTACAACAAATCCTACCAAGCCACCTATCACAGTAGCCACCCAACCCCAAAAGTCAAGAGTGTGTATGTCTTTCATTGCTTGTTGTTCTTTAATTGCTTTTACTAAAGTAGTAACCATTATGCAATATTGTCTAATTGTTCTGGTGTGGGGCAAGCAAATGTTGGATGTTCCCACTTGGCGATGTAGTCGCTGTTACCATCGCTGTCGTTTTGCAAACGGATAATATCTATGAAGTCTGCGGCTTGCAGTTCTGGGTAAATTGTTTTAATTTTTTCGTAGAGTGTCATTATGCCGCCCTCACAAGTGCGCCAGAAAAATATGTCATAAACCCCGCTCCGCTTGGGTTTTCAGTTGAAGAAGATGTGCCAGCAATAATCATGTACATATTTATGTAATCAGTTGACCCATTAAGATATATAACATCTGAAACAACAGAACCAGAAAAACTTGTTGTATTGCTGGCTGAACCTCGTGCCACTAAAGTTCCATTTTTATAAATAGAACAAAACCCCCAATTATATGTAGCTGAAGCCATACCAACACGACCATTTATTTGATAATAACCTGCTACGTTTGGCATGAATGAATACGATGGATTACCACCAACCGTACTTCCAGTATTGTTGAAACATGATGCGGTATCAAATGTTTCTGCATTTAATGTCATTTTTGTATCTGTTGTGTCTGAAATGCTTTGTGAACTAGTTTGATAAGCTCTAAACGTAGGTGTACCGCTAACACCCTTTGGAATGGTAACGATTCCTGTTGAGTCAATACGCATACGTTCTGTGTTATTGGTATTCAATGTAATTGAATCTATCTGTGCATCACCTCTAGCACTTCCACCAAGAAATATTTGTCCTCCACCTGTACTACCTACTACTTGCGCTCTAAGCATTAATCCACCACCAACACCAAAAGTACTAGCAATAGCTGTATTAGAAGAATCAAAACTAAACCCAGATGTACCAGTAGCATTAATTTGAAATTTTACAGCTGGGGCAGTAGTACCAATCCCTACATTACCTGATGAATCAATCCTCATTGACTCTGTACCACCTTCAGCAAAGGCAATGGTATCGGCAGCTGGGAAGAACACACCTGTGTTAGTGTCACCAGAAGTTGTGATAGCAGGTGCAGCAGCAGAGCCAGCAGAGAATGTAGATACTCCACTAGCACTAATAGTAGTAGCAGCAACGGTAGAAGGTGTTGTAGCACCTAGAGTGCCGTTTAATGCGCCACCAGTAACAGTTGGGGATGTTAGCGTCTTGTTGGTAAGCGTTTCAGTACCGGCTAAAGTAGCAAAGTCACCATCTGAAAGAGCTGTATTGAATTGCGCTGTTGTGCCAGTTAAAGTATTGCTAGCTAAGTTGATTGTTTTATTGGTAAGCGTCTGTATATCGTCTATGGTTACAGATTTACCAGCAGGATAGGTACAGAATACATTTTTAATGCCTGCGCTAAACGATATGGCAGAGCCTGTAGATGACGCAAGTAGTGTAGTCCTTGCTAACGTACCAGCACCTACTGTGCCAATACCTACTTCCCACTCTGTACCGCCTACAATAGCGTAGTAAGTTGTGTTGCCATTACCGACTGCGCTAGAGAATGTAGCAAAGCCACTATTAGCACCATCAAGCGTAAACGTGCCAGTACCAGTAGTGGTTGATGTTTCCTGTACACGGTCTTTGACTATAAGAGCCATGTTTTATCCTATGATAATGTTACTGAAAGACTGCCTGACGCAATCTTAAATATATCGCCTACATCAATTGTTTTAGATACGTCTAATGGAGTATGGTACAAAAGATTACCAGTAGTTAATGCATCATATAAACCAATCCAACCTACTGTACCCCATGCCACGGTACATTGTGGGAATGTGCAGTCTGCGTTAGATAGACTAGCACCGTTAGATGGTGCAGCAAATGTTACTGCTGTACGAGCGTAAGAGCCACCAGATACTTCTGTACCGCTACCGGCATCGGTAGGGTCGCTAGTAAATAGTGCCACATAGATTGTTGTTGGTGCTGTGTAAGCTGTGCCTCGTAGCGTTACATTAATCAGCGCATTTTCTAAGTAGTTGGACATTTCTGACATAATAATTCCTTTATCGTGTTGCTATTGAGATTGCAATTGGTGAACCAGCATACTCGCCTTGGTCATCTGATACGGTTAAAGCATTTACACCACGGTCATACAATGATGCCCATGTTTGTAGTCGTGAGTCATTCATAATGTATGGCTCTGCCTCACCCAATGCACCATAAAGCAACAAGTCTGGGCATATAGCCATAAATGCGTTAGATGGCACGGAGTCGCTCATAAATACTGGCGCAGCGTAATACAACATACTTAGTGTGTAGTTGCTGTCCGGTATTGGAGCTAGTTGAAACTCTTGAGCTAGTACGGTGTATTGATGTGGTAAACCTGTATCTGTAGTACGAGCGTTACGGAATAGTGCGCTAGGTGACTGATACTCTAATGTTGCTGCTGGGTTTGTTGATACGTGTAAGTCACGCATCTGCAAGAAGTCTGATGGTAGCTCTACTGTAGAGTCACCGGCTGTTGCAGTTGTTGTTACTACCTTGAGCATTTGGCGAATACGGAGTTCTCTGCGTAAACGTGTTTCAGCAAGCCTGATAAAGTCAGGAATCATTGCCGTTAAGTCACTACGAGCTAAGTAACTGGCAATCGTAGTCTGTAAATCAGAGTAATTTGTCAATGCCATTAGATGCGCCCTGCCCTTGTGCGAAATGCCCTATTGTCGGGATTGTTTAACCATTCGTTAAATCGTTTCTTATCTATTACTGCAAAGCCTCGTGTGATGCCTTGCTTTTCTAATTCGGAGAAAACTGTAAGCGGTATTGATGCTACCTTGTTACTAAATGCATCGTTGCCCCATGTCTTACGTTCGTCTTGAGCAGCGTACTCACGCTTGTTCATCTCAAGTATGCCAGTTATGTCTTGGCTCTTAGCTATAACTAATTGGTCACCGTTATCAATAAACGATGTATTGGTAATGCCGTTGGATATTGTATTACTCATAAGACCTCTTAATGGGGGAGAGTTTCCCCTCCCCACATATCTAACTAACTACTAGGTAAGGTCAGCAATAATTCCATGTGCTGCTTGGTTCTTAACTTCCAATGTGTACTCTACCAATAGTTGAGTTACATCAGCGTCACCAGTTTTGGCAAGCTCATTAGTTTGGAATGGGCGCAAGTAAGATACAGCAGCCATTTCAGGGTCTAATAAGAATGCTACGTCATCACCGTCTGCGTTAGGAATGAAACGGTTAGGCACGATAGAGATAGTACCAAAGTCAGAAACATAAACGTCTGCTGCACCGATGATGGCTGCTTGGACATTGTTAGGTACATCTTTAAAGCGAGTAGCGATACCGGCAAATGTAGATGCAACTACTTTTTGTGCTGGAGTTACCATCAAGATTGTTGGTGAACCACCGTTAGTGTAAGTAGATTGGATTACTGTGTTTAAGATAGTGCTAGTGAAAGCACGGTCTGTACCAGTTACACGAGCAGTAGTACCCAAAGAACCAGCAGTACCAGAAGTACCACCAGAGTAGTTTGAGCTTAACCATGTTTGTAAGCCACCTAAAACACGAGCAGTTGTAGAGTCACCAGCAGAAGCAACTTGGTTGCTTAATAGGATAGCTTCCATGTCACGTTTGATTTCGGCAGAAGCCTTAGCCAATTGGTATGCTTTTTCTGATTTACGACCAGCTTTGTTTACAGTTTCCAAAGTACCAGAAATTTTAATGGTTTTTTGTGAAATTTGTGTACGGTTACCAACACGAGTAGTTGGAGAGATTGTTGCATCAGATGCAGTAGCGCCCTCAACAACAGCGTTTGATACGTTAACAGCAGATAAGCTGTCAGTTTGCCATTCGTGGTATACAGCAGTAGCTGCAGTTTTACCAACAGATGTCATAAATGGTGTATCTGTAGGTGAGATGTTGTAAATAACATCAGCCAAGTCTTCACGTTGACCGATGCTGGTATAGGTTTGATATGTTGCCATGATAATTCCTTAAATAAAGTTTTCAAAAACAGATGCAGCGTCACGCACCTTGCCTGATTTTTGTAATTGAGCCATAGTCTTTTTAGCTTGGTCAGTATTTACAGATGTATTACTGTTACCAGACTTAATAGTCTTAGGCGGTTCACTAACCCTCT